TTTTTTACACCTGACAAATATTTCACTTTTTGCTCCTTTGATTTTTCTTCTAGTTCTTTAAATTTCTTTTTCATATACTCTAAGTGCCTCATCATTTACGCTCTATTGTACGTTCAAAGTTAACTTTTATCACGTTATCAGTTACATTGTCAATAGGTAGAGGCTCTTTGAAATCTTTTACTTCAGGTGTGTTTAAAAATTCTTCAACTGCGTTTCTTACCTTTTCACTATCTTCCATCATTGTGATACCTGCACATACCATCTGACAAAGATGTTGCAAACCCCAAAAGCTATCATCATCTATGTTTGCTCGTCTAGCTTGTATGGCAAGTTGATATTTACCATCCCACTGACCTTTCTCATCAATAGATGGTATTACTTCTATAAAAAAATGATTTCCTCTGTTATTATATTGTTTCATATTATCTCCTTAATTTTTTGCCTACAAACTTTATGAAATTTAGGTGTTTGTTTTTACCTTTTTCTTTTAGCCAATCTTCAGGTATTATTCTATCGTAGTATCTAAAATTATGTTTTAAACACCATTGACCATAAGAAGTTTTAGAACCCTTATATAACTTAACTCTGCTATTTGTAAACACAAATCTAATATCTAATTTAGGATGTTGCTTTTGTATTGCCAAATGTTTACGTCTATCAGAAGCTAGAAACCTTCCTTTTGTTTCTATAATCAAACCATTGTCTAAGATGAAGTCAGGGGTATAGGTGCGATAGGCTAAGTCTTCCCATTCTATCTTAATAGATTCATAAGAAAATTTAAACTTATTCTCTTTCAAGTAGATAGATAGCTTGTGCTCTAATCCACTCCTATACCCATGCTTGATAGCATTTCTACGTTCTCTATGTGGAGACACTAGAGTAGTCTTCTCCAACCTGTGAACGGATTGAACTCATAAGAATCATGAGAATAAGTAACACCAAGAGCTTTCATCTCTTCTTTTACTGCTTCGTCTGCTAACTTCTTAGCTTCCATAGCTTCTCTTAAACCTTTGGTTCTCATCTCACGTAGAGTTTTCTTAGCTTCTGCTAATTCTTTCTCCATCGTTTCAATGTCCTTGTTAAGTTCTTCTATCTTTTTTGCATCTGTAGTCATTATTTTATGCTCCATATTTTCTTTGCTTCTTCTTTCATCTTACCATTCCACATCCATGAATCTAGGTTAGGATAAACAAAAGAAGCTAACTCATGCTTATCATCACTGATAGACAAAAACCTCTGTATACTGTAAGCAACTTTCTCAAGTTGTTTCTTGTATGAGGTTAAGTTTTTAAGTGTGAATGTCTTATGCTCTTTAGGTGTAGCAAAAAACAAGTCAACACTATTCTTTGGGTATGCCATAGAATATAATGCCATCTGTCTCTTCTGTGCTTCTGTTGGTTGTGATGGCATTCTAGTAGATGTTTTCAAGTCTACTATTTTATCTTTAAATCTAAAGTCTATGTAACCCATTATTGGCACAGGCAGATCATCTAACTGTACCTCAACTTTTTCTTGATAGTCTTCTAAGTCTTCATACTTAAAGTTTTCATCAATTATGTTTCCAAAGTTCTTTAACAAGCTCCTTTCTTTTTCTGTTTTCTTGTCTCCTAAATCAATCATAGATTCAGTACACAATGTCATGAACTTCATATCTAACATGTTATAATCAAACTTGCCTTCTTTATATTTGTTAGCAAGTACAAACTCTGATGCAATACCTCTTACTGCACCTGCACCACTTGGCGATTTAACTTTAAACAAATACCTAGCAACCCACATAGGTGGGTCACTAATATATGTATTTATACTACTAGGTGAAAGGTAGTTTATGCCATGTGCTTTGAAAGCATTATTACTTAGCATCACTATCCATTTCTACATCAATGAAATCTTCAACAGTTTCCATATCTTCTTCAGATACTTCTCCCTGTCTCTCTGCAACTCTATCATTCCATTTAGATATTACACTGTCATTGTATGCTTTAACAAAGTCAAGAAAGTCCCCAAATATTTTATGGTCTGCTTCAGTTATCTCTAGCTTTTTGGAAGTGTCTAACTGCACTATGGGTGTATAAAAGTTACCACCATTATTTAGTTTATTTTCTTTAGTGCCTTCTAACTTAATTATATGTTGTAAAGGTAATGCTTCCATCTTAGCAAACTTAGAGAATATGTCACCTAACATTTTAAAAGCCTCTCTGTTATCTATTTCCCATATAACAGGAAACTCAGGCAAATCCTCAATCTCCTCTCCATCAATCCCTTTTACAGGATCAATCATTTTAATAACACCAAAGATCGCTCTGTTTCTTTTTATACCTTTTATTAGAGCTTTAGTTTCTTCAGGTAGTGACTGATAGTCTTTCACATACCCTGCAGGTTTACCACAATTAAAAGTGCCATCCTCATCCTTTAAGTCTATATTTAAAGTATCCGACATTATTGTTCTAATATAGTCACCTTTCTTATCTCCTTCTTTTGCATTGCGATTTTTTTTAAACTTTTTATAAAGCAATCTTTGCAAGAAAGGTCTAAATTCAACTTTCTCAGAAAAATAGAAGACACTAGGTTCTTTACTACGATCTTCTACTCTGTAAAATCCCCCTTCAACAACTTCTATCTTAACAGACTTACCTTTGGATTCACCCATACCCATAGTAGGACTATGCCATATTCTAAATCTGTTTAAAACATTAGACTTCTTTTCACCACTACTTGTAGGCAGTCCCATTGCCTTTGCCATAGTAGCATAATTGTCTGTATTTATTGTAACTAATTCTGTCATATTTACTTTACTCCTTTCAAAAGAATCATAGTTATATCACGATACATCTTTTGTGTCAAGCCAATTACTAC